GAGCATGGGTTCTAGAACAACAGCATCAGAAATTACAGCATTGGCTGCTTACTCATCATCTGAATTAGGTAGGCTTGCTCGTGAGCGTGATGCTATGATTGAAGAGTGTGCTTTGAAGTATCTTGCAATCACTGCTACTCTTATGGAAGGTGAGACGCCTCAAGTTCTTAACATTGGTGTAGATACATTCATCGTAACAGAAGATGATCTACGTGGTGACTTTTCTGCGTTTGCTAGTGATCAAGGCTCAACGCCTTTGTCAGAGACTGTTGCTAAACGACAACTACTTGAGAACTTGCCAACACTACTTAACTTAGGTGTGCCTAGACAAATGCTTTTGAAAGAAGTTGTTCGCACACTGAATTTACCAGAGGACTTTGCAGAAGGTGCACTTAAAGCCGCAGAGGATGCCGCTAAGGCTCCTGAAGGAAGAGTGTCGTCTATTGATGCCCCACCAACATTAGGAGAGGCTATGGCTAATCCTCAGCCCTCTAACATACAAGCATTTTTACCTAAAGATAAAATATCAGGAGAAAACTAAATGAGTAAAACTAATAAAAAAGATCGTTCCGTTTGGAAGACTAAAAAAGAATTTAACAAGTGGATGGACGCCTATGAGTATCAATGTATTCATGGTCCTGCTCGCTTGCATCAACTAGACGAGGCTGTAAATAAACTCGTTGAACAATCTTGCTTGACTTACGCTCAGGCATTTGATAAAGTATATACTATTGACGTATTAAAAGAATTAGGATATTTAGATAAGAACTTCAAACAAGATGGAGAAATCATATCTATGGAATCTGCATTAGCAGAGATCGATAATAAATATACATTGATGGTTGAAAAACCTACTAATGAAATACTACTTAACACTGAAGGAGAATAAAGTTATGGCATTACGAGACAAATTTATGGAAGAAGTTCCAACAGAAGGTATGGATATGACTCCAGCACCTACCGCAGATGAAGCAGAGATGGAAGCAAAGATGAATGAAGCAGACGTTGCATTCGAAGAAGCCATGGATGCTGGTAACCCATCAGGTGAATTTACCGCTGCTGGTATCAACATTCTTATTGACAAGGTGAATGATGCTCTAGCATTGTTTGGTGAAACAGAAGAGATCGCCAGTGTAGAGCAAGATGGTGTATTCCCAACAGAACTAACCAAAGCAATCTCTATGATTGAACGTGCTGCTATTGACTCAGGTGTGTCTGATGACGACATGGGCTTGGGTGAATTACAGAACGATGGTGATCTGAAGATGCTTGCAGGTAAAGTTGCAGCACTCTCTAAGAACCAAAACTTAAAAACTTTTTTAAAAACTCAAGGCACTGATATGAATGCTGCTTTGATTGTTGGTATTGAAACACCAGCCGCTGGATCTATGGATCAAGCACCCCCTAGTCCTCAAGGTCCTCCAGCAATGGATGAAGAAGAGATGACTAAACTATTTAACTCAAGAATGTAATTAAAGGAGACAAACTTATGAGCGACAATATCGAAACACCCACGTCTACGGACGGGACTTCAAATTTCCAATCTTACAAAGAAGACGCAGTCGGACGTGCGATGGATACAATAATTAAAGAAAAAGGAGAGCAAGCATATGACACGAACAAAGGCACCGAAGGAACACAGTCAACCACCACTGGGACTGATAGTACTTCCAGCACCGAAGGGGCTTCGTTCAGCGAGTTTGCCAAAACGGAAATCAACAACCCGAACTTCACCCAAGACCAAACCCACAAGGGATTGGACTACAACAAAATAACATCTGAACTACCAGATGATGCACAGAAATTACTTGCAAATATGCGATCAGATTACACTAGAAAGACGCAGGAACTTGCAAGAGAACGTAAGGCACTAGAGGCACAACAAGCAGCCCTTGTTAACTCAGAATTTGCCAAGAATATAAAAGAAAAAGCAGAGGCTGAAGTAGCCTTTGATCCGTTCGATGATGCTTCTGTGCAAGCAAAGATAGAACAAGAGGTGGCTAGACGCATGCAAGAAATGCTCAACCCACTACAGAAACAATACGAATTACAGCAAAACCAAATGGAACTTGATAAATTCAAGTCAGCCAATCCTGATCTTATGACTTATAAGAAGGACGTTGCCAAGTTGCTTTTGCAAAACGAAAACCTAAGTCTTCAACAAGCCTACTTTATTGTAAAGGGGCAGAAGCAGAATGAGAAATCTAGACAACTAGAGGAGGAACTATCATCATACAAGTCACAAGCGAAAGAGTACGGGCTGATGATTGGTGGAACTTCTAGACCTAGCAAGGCTCCTTCTGTGCCGCAGGCTGTTAAAGACCAAGGAGCCTACGCTGTTTATCAGTGGCTGGCTGCAAACAAATCTAAATAACCCCCCTCGTGGATAAGGCTATTCAGTCAGACCTCGTAAGAGATACCTGCTAAATAAAAACTTAATAATTTAAGCCAATAAATTTCAAATTAATATGGAGGAAAATACAATGGCTATATCAAATGATATTCTCTCGTCAACCCTTCGAATCCTTAAGGACGAAGAAGTTGACAACTTATATAAAGCCACTCCTTTGCTTGATAGCATTAGAAAGCAAGGTGGGGTAGAAACAGTAGATGGTGGATCTAAATTAGATCGTCCGATGATTTTGGCGGAACACTCTACTATAACCCAACTAAGTTCGGGTTATGAACCTATTAACCTAAGTGCTAGTGATGTTCTTCGTCACCAGTCTTACGAATTCCAAAACGCAACTATTCCAATCATCATCACTAAAGTCGAAGAGATGGCTAACAAAGGTCCTCGTGCCTTGGTTGACGTCGCTCAGGCTCGTATGAAGGCTGCAATGGGCCAGTTCAAACGTGAGTTTGAAAAGGCATTGGTTGCTGCATCATCTACAGTGTTGACAAACTTGTCCTCATTGAACGGTGTTGCTCTTACAACTAACGGATTTTTCGAAAACGAAATCTTTGGATCACAAACAAACACCGTAGGTGGTATTGCTAAGGCATCTTTCCCAGAAGACTTTCAACATCAACTTGGTGAGATCGCTGCATTTACTGCTGGTGGTACAGAAACTATTGATGCTTTGACTGAAGTATATGTTGACGCTCAACTTCGTACTCCAGATGGATCATCTCCAAATTTGATTCTTTGCTCTCCTGACTTGTTCAAGAAGTATAAGTCTCAACTCTATAACAATCAACGTTTCGTTGATGCTGGAACCCTAGACGGTGGTGGAATGCAACTTGCTTTTCACGGTGCTGCTTTGATTCCTTCACCTGTTATGGTTACTCTAGACGCTGGTACTACTGGTTCTGGTTCAATGGGTGCTGCTGCTTATATCGCTGCTTACGTTTTGAACACCAAGTATATCAAGTTAGTTTATGATTCTGACGGTGAATTCGAAATGACTGATTTCATGGATGCGACAGGTTATGCCTCTCGTTACGCATACATCTTTTGTAGAATGCAGATGGTCGTAGATCACCTTGCTTCTCAAGGGTTAATTACCATTAAACAAACACTATAGGAGGAATAAACAATGAGTAGTTCAGATTACATACAAAAAGTTTTCTCAGCAGATGAGATTGCTAGTTCGGTTGATTTAGGTCAATCAAGTACACAAGATTCAAACAGAAATCAAGTAGAGATTTTTGTTGCCTCAGAGAATATTGCCGCTGGTGACTTGGTCTCTTTGGATTTAGCAAAGACAAACAACGGACTTCGTTTGTTGGCTGTCAAAGTTGCTGACGCATCAGATGCATGCCCTGTGGGTATCGCTGTTGCTGCTGCTTCTGCTGATGATAAAGTAGAAATAGTTATCAAAGGTATTGTAGAAGAAGCAAAAACTAAAGGTGATGTTGTTAACATCGCTGTTGGTGATGGCTTGTACTGCAACACCGCTGGTAAGTTGCATGCTCAAGCAGTGAATGAAGGTGGTGCTGCCACATTCAACACTAAAGCACCTGCTGCTGTTGCTCTTGAGGCTACTGTAGCCGATGGGACTTCACGAGTTTACGTACTTAAAAACTTCTAAGTTATTTATAATTTAGATTATAGAGGCGGGGCCTTCGGGCCCCCCTTTCTTAAAACATTGAGGAGAAACAATAAATGAATTTTAAAGATATGAGAGAATACGTCAGTAATATACTTGACTATAATCCCAATGTGGATGTTTACCGAACAGAAGTAAACAATGTGCTTAACCAAGTTTACGTTACCCACTTCACTGAAAGACCTTGGGAATACGCACAAAGAGAATATGATATTGAGATCTTAGCAGATCAAACCTTTACAGGTAACGTATGGACGAGAGGAGTAAAAGTAAATCCTAATTCGTCGCAAGGCACGTATGGTCCTTTCATGACCTTCGAAGCCACATCCACTGTAGATAACATACAGGGAAATAAAGAATATAATGCTATTTCAAGATTTGATGTAGGTGCAGATTCCTACCTTGTTTTACAAGATCCAGTATATCAACTTGATCAATACGCAATAACGCAAGCAATGCCGAACAATGTTGGCACTGATGCAATAAGTTTTAAAATGAAACACAGACACATCAACCTCCCACCTGATTGTATAGAAATACTTGGGGTTGGTTTAAGAGGACGTCAGTCTGGTTTCCGTCAGCCGTTTTTTAATTTGGCTAAATATGAAGATGAACACCTAGGCTTGGATCTAGATGAAGTAGGCATTCCGACCAACTGGGTCGAAACAATGCCGATCACCTTGCCAAGTCCACGCAAGAAGCCTAAGTTGGTTGCTGGTGTAAAATCCAATAGAACCATCACAGCAGGTGATTATCAGGTTGCTTACACCTTTACAGTAGTCTCAACGACTGAGCGTGGTATTGTAGAGATAGAGTCATCACCAATCTTTGGTGACGTTCAAACCTTTGCTGCCAATGTAAGTCTAGAAGTTGCAGACATAGAAATTACAGAAACATATGCCGCACAAATTCCTACCATAGTGTTCCGTGAATTACGTAAGAACATTTATATAAAAACACCAGACACCGCTCACTTTGTAAGAGCATCTACAATCACTGTAGCACCAGAACAAGATAGTTCAAACACAGTCTTGGGTAACGGCATTGACTTTTCTATGCCTCTACGTTTTAATAACCAAACAAAATTACAAGAGAATGAAGGAACATATAAAACTTTTAGATTGTATCCACGACAAGATTCAGATTACATTTGTAAGTTACGATATCACTATCGACCTAAGTTTTTGGCTGATGATCAGGATGCCCCTCAGATGCCTTCTGACGCACATTTATTCCTTTGCTATGGTGCTATAGCAGAACTCTTCTACAAGCACTCTAACACCACACAGGGACGCTTGTATGAGGATAAAGCAAAGAGAGAGTTGATGAAGATAGAAAATAAATATCTTACACAAAAAGATAAGGCTCACATCAAGCAAGGCTACAGAACTTCTGATAGTTTCTTTGGTAGACCTTTTATTAGAATTACAAGGGTACCATAATGAAGACAGATGCCAAACAACTATTACCTAAAATAGATGGTGTCTCTCAAACTATTCCTCAGAAACCAGAGGGAGCATCAGAGATAACCAACTTTACATCCTCACGTCTAATCAACGGCTGGGATAACAGGATAGGCATGGAGCCTATCTGGACGCAGTATGAAGGAGCAGGCAACTGGGGGACCTTTGCATCATGTGTTAGAATTCATTCTGTTTTTTGTTGGTCAACTCATAAAGGTGCTAAGTCTTACCTGCTTTACGAAGAGCAACAAAAGGATGCTACAGATGTTAGATCTTCTGTATCATTAAAATTCTTTCTATCAAACGGACCACAAGCAACAACCATCGATGTAAACAGACAAGTCCCAGCGTCAGATATGGTTGGATCTTACTATGAGCCGTTTGGTAGATATCTAATTATTGTCAACGGACAAGATGAATCATACAAGTTTGATGGATATAAATTTGTTAAGTTAGGCTTTTCTACTTTACCAAGTCCTCCAAGACCATGGGGAGTAAAGGTTGGTGATTCACTAGATAATGCTGATGAGGATTTAACAATAATTCCAATGAGAGATTTTCCTCCAGAGACAGGTGCTGGATTGGTAACAAACGATATTTCTCCAACAGGAAAAGGATATCGTGATGACTTTAGATTTGCAAAAGGTTTGGGATCTACCACTGATGGTGGGTATAATACGTATAAATACGTTATAACTTTTGTTAAAGAAGATGGATCAGAATCTCAACCTTCACCTCCTAGTGAACCAGTCACATGGGTAGGCGACGCTACTGCTAGACGTCAAGGTGTATGGTTAGAAGATATTGCTAGAGGCAATCAAGACGAAGGTATTGTAGCAAGAAGAATTTATAGAACAAAGAACACAGGACTAAACAACTCTGCTGTCGCAACAGACTTGATGGTTGAAGATGAAGTATATTATTTTGTAACACAGATTGACAACAATGTTGATAGACATTTTTTTGATATCGTTCCAGACACTGGGTTGGGGGCGTTAGCACCCAGAGATGATCAAAGTGTTTTTATGCCTGCACGTCCAACTATGGCTGCAACGTTTAAGAATAGTCTTTTCATTAATGGGGGGGAGGGTGACGGTGGTACGCTCTTTTACTCTGTCGCTGGTAAGCCCTGTCAGTATCAAGCCTTAGATTATTTTTCTATTGGCTCTACTGATGGTGGTGAGATAACAGGACTAGAGAATTTTAATGATTGTCTTCTAGTGTTTCGTGAAGAGGCTATTGATTTAGTTACAGGTAATCCTATTGATGGATTTAAATATGTAAATTTGATTAAAGGTATTGGCTGTCCTTCTAGACATGGTGCTGTAAATGTGCCAAACGTTGGTTGTATGTTTATTAACAAAGATGGTGTTTATATTCTACAAGGTTCAGCGGGAACTAATGGATCTAACATAAACATTAAAAAAATTAGTGAGGACATTGATGCTCACATCTCTAGACTGAATGCACATCAACTATCAAAAGCCCAAGCAGTATACTCAAAGAAGTGGAAAGAAGTTCATTTCTATACCTGTATCGATGGTTCTCAAGAAACTAACGTTGGTCTAGTCTTTCACTTGGACCACGCCGGCTGGTCATTTAGATCCTCTGACTTTAAAGTTAATGTTGCTACGACAAATGTTGAAGGTGAAATTATATATGGATCATGGGAAGGCTTCTCTCCAGCAGCACCAACAGTAGACCCAGATGAATGTGGGCTTTACTTTGTGTCTGGTAAGAGATCAGGAGGAACAGTGTTCAATACTGATGCTGATGCTATTCAAGATCTACCAGCATTGACAAGTAAATTTGTTTCTATCGAACATGACTTTGGTTATGGACCACAAAAGAAAGCAATAAAATATTTGTATCTATATGTGTTGGCTGAAGGTGATAACACTATGAATATAAAATATTATGCTGATAGAGATTACAAGTCACCTATTACTTCTGATGGAAAGAAGTTTCAACCTCCTGAATTAAAAGACTTAGATGTTTATGGTACAGGTGTTTTTGATACAGCAGTATGGGAAAGAAAAGATCTAATTACTTTACGATACGACATAGCAAATAAAAAACTTTCTTACTTTAGATTTGAATTTGAAACGAGCAATGATATACAACTAGTAGGATACTCTATGGAGTTCAACACTGATGGTATGAGAACAAGGGCTGGTAAAAAATAATGAAAATAATATGGAGTGAGAACCAAGTAATGTATTGCTATGGTTATACAAGGAACAAACAAAATGCCTATTAAACCTAAACAAAGAGAATTAAGAGATAAAAATATTACTGAACCTAAAGACTTTGATCAAGAATATGATTCCCTGAAAGGAATCATGAATGGAGGTCTTGATAGAGATAACTTACCAGTGGCTGGTATAGATGCTCAAAGGTTTAGAAATAATACTTTCTGTAGTTATTATACAAAGTATTTTAAATTAGATGAAGCAGTAGTTGGAAGTCCTATTAGTGAAAGATCTTCTACAGGAGCCTTTGATGATATACCTGCTCAGACTTATAATACATATGCTGGTGGTTGGTATGAAAGTTCTAACTCTTTAATCATTCCTAATATAAAAGAAGGTATGTGTCAAGTAGAATTTAATTTTTATTATATAATGAATAAATTAGCACTTGCTGGTTATTCTACTTCTTCAGCATCTCCTACACCTTCTATCGTAAACGGTGATGTAGGGTTCTGTCAAGTTCAACTATTACATAATGGAAACGTTATTGCTGATAGTGCTAAGATGGCAAGGAACTTACAGACTGTTCATTTGTGTGCTTCTATTCCAGTGCAAACAGGTCAATCAACATTTAGTATTGCTTGGAGATTTAATTCTAGAAAAGTAAGCACTACATCATGGCCACTTAAACAAGGTTACTTCTACCTCACAGGTGGTAATCTTATGGTTATAAACTATTACAGGTAATTAAAAATGAGTACAATAAAAAATGATTCTTTTCAAAAATCTTATGGAAGTAAAATTCTTGCATCAGAAGTCAATCAAAAATATATAGATGCTGAGACAGCATCAACTTCATTAGATAAAGATAACATCAGATCTGAAGGTGTTGATAGAGTAAACATTACAGGAACTCCAGTAGTGAAAGCAATGCAATACTCTTGGAATAATTACAGGAATGCAAGTTCAGGTGGTTTTGCTTACACGTTTTATAATGATAGTACTAGAGCAGGAAGTCCAACTCAAGTTGGCATACATCAACTTGCTCACACAGGTACAGGTGGTTCATCTGTCTTGTATCTTACATCTGATGGAACTAATACAGGCACTCCTACTAGTCTTGCTTTAGGAGATCTATTAAGATTAAAATTTAGTTTTAATTTTTATTCAGATAATACTTTATTTGATTCTCAAAAGAGTGTAATTCCAGCAACACAGTCTGGTGCGTTTATTATATTTCCTGCTTACAAATCTACATCAGCAGGTTCTTGGAATGCTTTCCCTCATGGTATCGACTGGGGTCAATATGGATTCACTGATGGTCCTGTCTTCAACACAGGGACTGGAGTTGGCTCTACCTTTACTGCTCCTTCTAGTGATAGTCCAGACACTGTAAGTAGAACCAGAGACGATGGCATCATTGTAGTAACTACAGATCATTTAATTTCTTCAGACAACTCAACAGGCATCAAAGAAATACAAGCACACGGATGTTTAAATTTACCCATCAGAGGTTTCAATGCTTTTGATATTCACACCATAGGTTTCTGGATGATTGGACCTATGTACTTTCATGATACTGCACCGTTCAGTGGTGGAGGTAGAGGTTGGGAAACAATAACAACTAGTGGTGCTTCTTACATTGCTAGAGTTGAGCGTGGTAATTTCATGGCTCAAGTGCTACAAAAAGGGGAGGGCGTTATTACATGAGTTATACTAAACCAAACACATTTGCTACAGGTGATGTTGTTGATGCTGCAAAGGCAGATGAAAACAATGAAGTTCTTCGAAGATATATAAATACTTCTATTGCTGGTTCAGATATTGCAGCGGACACATTAGCACCAGAACATCTAATGAAGGGGACCTACAATGGGCTTCTAAACCAATATCAAATGATCTCAGGGTTAGTGGGTGGAAAGAACTATTTGTTGGCTTCACGTCAATCTACGGGGATCTGTCACACTCCTTCAGGTATGGGTGTTCCTGAAGATCCAACATATGTGTGGTTGTCTAATGGAGGAATTACTTTTTATCTAGAAGAAGATGCTGATGTTTTATTTCAGTGGTATGCACAGCCATACACAACTCCTATAGATGGAAGCAAGTATAGAGCAGCAAGATTTTACATTGCTGTTGACGACAATGTGTTCTATACAACTAGACAAAAGACTTGGTCGGAGGTCAAGTTACCGTACAAGACAAGAAACTATACATCAAATTTTCATATGGCAAAAAGCCTTACCGCTGGATACCACACATTTGCATTGAGGGGTTTCACTACAGAAACATATTCTATGTTTGTGGCTTGGGGGTTTACCCTTGAAGCATTTTATAATTTACCAACATCAGCGGATGATCCGCCAGATATACCAGATGATCCGCAAGATCCATCGCCGCCAGAATAACAGGAGGAAACTACTATGGCTTTAACAAAAGAACAGAAAGACGCACTCGCAATGGGTGCACAAACAGCAGGATACGGTGCCGCTATAGGTGCTCCTATCGGTGGTCCAGTCGGGGCTGGTATCGGTGCTGGAGTTGGCTTCCTTGCAGGAGGAGCAGGTTCATTACTTTTTGGAGAAGGAGAATCTGAATATGAAAAACAACGTCAAGAAGATATTGCTGAGTTGAGACGTCGTCAAGAGATGGGACTACTTGGACTTACAGAAGAAGAAAGAGCAAATTTATCTGCTCAACTTATTGATCCTATTCGTGCTAACCAACGTCAACAACAAC